AGATTTATTTCTATTACACGTGTATTATCATAAAGTGTTAAATAAGCTATACGTTCTTTATAAGCGTTATAGCAATGGAGAAAAGATTTTACACGTTATAGATAATCCATATGTTCCAATATATCTAGCAAAATCAAATCTTAAAGAATCACAAGAAAGCATCCCGGTTGAATCAGCACATTGCTATATAGTGCCTTATAAAGATAAAGCTAAAGAAGCGGTATCTTTATTATTCGATGCGAAGCTTCAACGCTATAAGGATGAATGGGGATTATGGGTAGAGAAGGCAATCTACCCAGACATTCCTTATAAAGCAGAGGGATTGCACCCACGTTTATTTTTATACGATATTCCAATAGAGCAATTATGTTATATGGAATACGGATTAAATCATATGGCTAAACACGGAGATTTAATATACGAAGAAGTTCCTATTCCAGATATTGATTATGCCTCATTCGACATAGAAACTAATGTTAATGAGAATGGAGAATGGATTATAAATACTAATACGTTTGTGGATGAAAAATCAAAGACTGCTTATATTGATTTTTTAAGGTCTGATAAATATGCTAGACAAAATGAAATAATAGAAAATCCAGATAAATTTAAGAATGCTGTTAAAGAAGCTATGCGTGATATGATTGCAAACTGTTCTTTATCTGGGAAATCTAAAGACAGTGTACAGAAGTTATGTATAGAATTCATAGATAATTTAAATATAAATGTAAGATGGTTTGATAGAGAAGAAGACTTGATTACGAATACTACGAAAACTATGTTTACAGATTTTCAACCAGATATACTTATGGCATATAATACTACGTATGACGTCGGAATGTTTGATAGACGTATTAATGCATTAAATCTTCCTAAAGGAACATTTAATCAAAGAGGACTTGGAGTGGAAAATATAGAACCTCCTCTTCATTTAGAAATACTTGAGAATGGAGAGTTTAAGGGAGACACTATAGTTCCTACTAAGCGTGTAGTGTATCTTAATAATATAAGTCATACTGTTATAAGCGATTTACAAACTTGTTACTATAGTAATCGTAGTCAGCTACAACCAGAAAACTTTAAATTGAATACTCTTGCAGAAAGTGTATTAGGATTTGGTAAATATGATTTCACTCATATCACACCAGATATTACAAAACTTGCTGAAACAGACTTTTGGTTTCACAGTATATACGCTCTAATAGACAGTATTTTGCTTGTGCTTATAAATCATATTGGAAGTGAATTTACATCTAAACTTAACTTCTGTATGAGTAGTAAAACAAATCTAGAAGCTACAGCACAGTCTAATACGGCCACAACACGTGGAATGCAAGTAGGAGAGATAGTAGCAGGACATCTTCCAGCTGTAAATATAAATGCAATACTTAAGAATTTATCTAGAGAAGATGTCAAACGTATGGAGGATTTACTTGATGTTGAGTTTATGCCTTTATACGAGAATATTTTACATAAACCGTCCTTTGGAGGAGGTATTGTAGCAGATACAAATTTGTATGGATTTAATTTTAATGATAGTACGTATAGTGACCATTATCTCTGGAAAGAGGCTGTATTAACATTATTCAGAAGAATGACGTCATTAGCGTACGAAGATTTAAAATCACATTATCCGACTACGATTACAACTAGAAATCAATCCAAGGGAACATTGTATGGAAAGATTACAGATATATGGTATATGAATACTACATTGGCAACTATTTATGATAATAAAGATAGTAAGAAGAAATATGCTAACTTTGGTTCTGTAAATATGAGTATTATAAATAGAGATGTAGTTGCATATGGTCATATTTGTAATGGACTACCAAACTTAACAGAAATAATAGAAAAAACATTAGTACTTGATAGCGTTCCTAAGTTTACAAAGAAAGAAGAAATAAAATGTAATTGTGAGCTTACAAAAGAACAGCAAGACTTCTGTAAGATACTTAAGACTATTAATACAAATGTTCTTACAGATAGTGAAGAGGGATATCAAGTTAGCGATACAGGAATGTTTTTAGTGAATGATGGGATTATAAATTATAAGGGAACTGGTGTTAAATATAAATATTTACTACCGATGATAATTCCTATTATAAATTATAATGAAATGCTTTATGGAGAAATAGTAAAGAACGAATTATACATAGATAATAATTATATCAACAAGTGTAATAATCCATTATGGGAAGTTGATAGTACGTGGAGTGAGTGGCATAAAGTTCCGTATCAAGAATGGTGTAATATGCTAGATAATAGCGGTGTATTCTCATATGAACTTAAGTTAGTGGACGATATTAAAGTAAATGCTAATAAAAACTTATTCTATTATCCGTGGCCTCATTGGAATAAACAAGGTAGAGATATAGAAGTAGTTCCTATATATAGATTTAAGCATGAAGACCACACTACTAAACTTATTTTTATGTATAATATAACAAACAAGACTGATACTATTTCTGTAAATATAGAGCAATATATGCAAGTATTAAAATATTAAGGAGGAATATTATGTCAATAGGATTAGCATCTGTTTTAATTGAAAAAGATTTGGATGACTTTGTTGATAGTCCAATGAAATCAATAAGTAAAGTGATGACTGAAAATTCAACTGAAGTAAGTATATTAAAGAGATATATTAAATCATTAGAAAAAGAAATGGCTGAGTTAAGACAAGAGAATAAAGATTTAAGAGACCAAATGATTATGCTTATGACTACTATAAAAACACTAGAACACTGTCTTGATAATATTGGTAATAATAAAGGAGAATAATATGAATATAAGAGAGTTTATAGAAAAAAGTTTTTCAACAAAGTTTTCACTTCCAGTTAATCCATTACTTAAAAAAGACATCACACAAATAGCTGATATGATAAAAGAAAATTTTATTGTACCAGATTATTTAAATGAAGAGTTAGAAAAAAGAGTGAGATTAGCAGTATTGAATACAGCTTTATATGATAAGTTTGCAAAAAGTTCATATGCAGAATTAACAGACGTTGCAGATATGCTTGATATAGTGTATCTTCCAGGTATTAAATATAAAGATAAAATAGGAGATGAAAATAAATGATATTTTTATACTGTTTAGGACTTATATGGTCTGTACTTGGAGTTATATGGGGAGTTATCGCAATATTTAGATGCTGGACAGAACTGCATTCAAATATGCAACGACTAATAGCTGTCCCATTGACACTAGCATTTACGTATACTCTGATACGTTTGTGTGTGCATTTTTGGGGTAAATTATAAAGGAGGAAGTTATGATAGGAAAGATATTAAAAGATACTTTAATATATGAAGCTAAGATGGCAGGAAGTAGAACTCTTCATCATATAGGAACTCATAAAATTCCTTATATAGGAAAGAATGGACTTATGGCAGAATTAGTATATAGCTCAAGATTTGTTCCTGGGTATATTGCGGAAAGAGTGAATGCTAATAAAAACTTATTTAAATTGTTATTCTAGGAGAAGATTATGAGAATTCAGAAGTTTATATATGGTAATATTAGCTTTAGTACAACTGGAGACTTATATACTGATAAAATGTCAGAGTTGCTAGATAAAGTTATGAAAGCTATACGTACTAACATAACAGAAGCGTTTGTAGATGTGAAAGCTCAAGCTAGAGTTAGTACTAATAAAAATGGAGAAAGTACTGTATATTTCTATGTGCGTTATGAAGACGTTGATAGAAATAGAGAAGTGTATGATATAGTTAAAAATACTCTGGATAAAGAGTGCAAGAAAATATATGATGATGCTGTTGCGGCGGCTGCCAGTGCAGGAAGTTCTTCTGGAAGTTCTGGAGGAAGTGGAGGATTTGGAGCAGTACTAGTAGGAGGAGGTTCTTCATCTGGTACTACAACACCTACTGTTCCTACAGGTACTATTACTGGTAATTTAGTAGCAGATTATTCTATAGTAAGATATACAGCTGAAACTATATGGTCTGATATGATTGAAGACCCTATGTGTGAAGTAAGACTTAAAGATAGAGTTACGTATAATGTAAATGAAACTGGTAGCTGTTCTATGTCTGTAAATAATGCTCCTATAGTATGGAGTAAGAATAAAATGGAACTTATCCGTAAAACAGTAGATGTAATGTGTAATCATTTTATGGATAGTCCAGAAGTTCAATCAGATTATGAAACACTATCATTTACTATGAACATATTAGATTGGACTAAAAGCTTTTCAGAAAAAGATATGGAGCATAAAGATTGGTGTGTTAAGTATTTCATTAACCAATTAAAAGAACTTAATCATGATTATGATGATATATTCAATATGGATATAAAAATAAATGATGATTATAACGCTGCTAACGGTACTATTACGGGAGTTATAAAAGTTCCTGGTGCTATATCAGACCAAGGATTACAACGTCGTATAGAAGATATTAGACGTGCTAGACAGGATATTAAGATAAAAGATAGAACAGAAGATACTAAATATAGACTATTAGATATCGACATAGCATTTAGCAATGGAAAGACTCTTGAGTATAGGACTGATGCAAATGCTCCATCTATGAGTAAATTCTCTTATAAGAAAGATGGAATGCCATCTACTCCGTCTACTGGTAAACTTAGTGATAAGTTAGCTGGAGGATTAGGAACTGGAAGCGGGGGTTCTGGTAGAGGGTTTGGTAAATTTAAAAAGGCAGCTGATGCTAGAAGAGCGGCTGAAGCTAAAGAGAAACCAAAGAAAAAATGGATGAAAGGCTTAAAGCTTGGTTAGGAGAAACATATGAAAAATGAACCATTATTAGTTGTAATGCTGTGTATTGTAGTGTTAGGAATTATATTAGTACAAGCAATGTGGTTAATAGTTCATTCATTGATGGAAATATTTAAAAATGTTAGATATGGAAAAGTAGAAATGTATCATGTATTTATAGTTATATTTGGACTATATGCAGAGATACAGGGATTTAAAATAATAATAAGTTTATTTGCAAGATTTATAAAATAGGGGGTAAAGAATATGTGTAGTATAACAGTTCCGTCAACTTTGATAAGGAACGTATTCTATGTATCTATATCATTAGTAATAGCATACATATTTATATTATTCATCAAAACGTTATTACAAGGAATAATTAATAGTACAAAATCTAAAGAATGGAATTGGGTTTTATGCTTTATAGTATTTCTAATGATTACGTGCGGTATAATAGTATGTTTACTTGCTAAGATTGCAACAGAATTAGGATGGTTAAAAATAGTTTACATTTAGGAGTATTATGGATAAACACGAATTATTCCAAACAGGAACAGGACTTATAGTGATAGGTGTGTATATATTTATAGCACATACTATCGTATTACCAAGTTTCTTTAAATTTATTTCAGAATCACTTTATCACACATTAGAGACGTGTGTTTTGATATTCGATATTGCTGTTTTAGCCTTAGGTATCGGAATGATACTATTTGGCTTTATGGCGTAAATAAAAGACTTCCCCCCTCTTTATTGAGGGGGTTTCTTTTTTTTTTATCTGCTATAATAATCTGTTCCTTTATCTAATTCTGATAACTTAAGTCTGTTTGCTTGTACTTCTGTATTTATATACCAAGCAAATTCTTTTACGTTATCTTTAGTTATAGGTCTATTAAACCAAAATGTATGTAGATAAGAAGCATGTTTCCAATATGCTGTAAATCCACTTTCTACTACTTGGAATAACTTATCCATAGTAAGAGCAATCATTCCAACTGGGCTATACTTAAAACTATTAGGTAATACTTGTGCTCCAGTAAGTCCGTCTATTTCATACCAATACATATATTTAGGAGCTTTTTCTCTAGAAAGCTCTTTCTTAGTTTCTCTATATACTGGCTTAGCTTCTGGTACATTGTATTCTACCACTGTTTTACTTCTAAGATTATTAGTATTTGTTTTTATTTCAGCTTCAAAATTATTTGGAGCTTCTACTGGTGCTACCACTTCTTCAGGTGCACCTTCTAATATTTCATCAACTTCTTCATCAACTGTGTTTGGTTTTGCTTTACCCATGATTAATACCTCCTATATATTTATCTCTTGATTTTCTCTTCTATCTAATTCTTCTCTAGCTATTTTAGCCATTTCCAATATTTCCATTAATTTTTGTATTACTTCCATTTATTTTTTTAACCCCCTTTGCCATACGCTACCATTAGTATCTCTATTAAGCTCTCTGTATATAAGGTCTAATACAAGTAATATCATAGGTATACCAATGTAGTCATCTATATTATCCTTATCTACCATAAGCTTATGTAATTCTTTTACATTATTACAAATGTATTCTATATCATTTTCCATGAATCTATCTAAGAACTTTGTAATAACTGGATGCATTAATTGATATGTAACATGACATGATTTAAGCGTAGGGTCTATAAACGATGCTGTATTAAGCATATCCACTAACGTTATTCCAGTATTAAACATAGTAGTAAGAATCAAATGGTCGCTTCTTTCTCTTAAATAAAACTTTATAGAATAGCTATATTGTGGAATATAGTTATCATTATATTCATCATTAATCAGATTTCTTAAATTAAGACTATAATCAAATATAACTGCTCCAGGAGTAGTAACTAGCATTTCATCTCCCTTAGGAGGATTTTCGCTATTAAGTTTAAAGTCTTTATTTAATAACTTTTCATATATACAAGTTTTATAATTTATAAGAGTTCTATCAAACCCATACGTATTAGTTAAGAATAATGTATTCTTATCATAACCAAACTTAAATATATTTTTATTTTGTTGCATCAAATCGTTTGCGTAGTGGTTGAATACAAACTGAGCATGATTATATATTTCAGCAGTATTATCTTTAGCATACGTTCCTATATCTCCTATAGTAGGACTAAATCCAAGTATGTCATATTCTACGCTATAAAACGCTTCTACGTATTGACTTTGTAATTCGTCTATAACAGCAAGTAAATTATTATTAAGATTAGCTTGGTTTTCTGGAAGTATACATTGCATTCCAGTTCCAACTTTAGATGCATCAAATATAAATCTATTTACTATTCTTTCTTCTAATCCTTGCACATCAAATATAGTACTTTCGCTATATTCTATTAAAAACGCATCTCTATCTATAAGTTTGATTGGCAGTACCTTTGTTACTTTAAAAGGCTTTGCTAAATTTTGATGAGATAATAATACGATATGGTCATTTTCTTTAGGTACAATAGTATTAGGTAGAACGATACTTTGCTTCATAGTTAAATTTATACTAAGAGCTCTCTCACTATCTTTTCCTCTATCGTCTATTTCTGTTTCATCTCCACGACCATATAGAGAGAAACTACTTATCTTATCAAATCTCATAGTCTTCTTATAATCCTGTGTTAAGTTCAATACAGCTGTATAAGTAGTTTCATTTTCATTTATACTGTAATAATCAACTATAATAGCTCCTTGATTTATCAGTCTTGTAAAAGGACTGTTGAGCATATTCTTATTGACTAATCCAGTAAGTAATTCTTGTGCTTCTTTAGTAGGTCTAGAGCTAGCTGGTGCTAAGTTCTTATCTACTATAGTAGGCTGTAATCCACTAATCCTCGAAACCTTTGGCAATCATACCAGCTCCTTTCTTTAATGCGTCTCCTCCTCTAAGTTTGTTAGCAACTCTTACTATACTTTCTCCATCTTCTACAATGCTATAAGTAGTCATAAGAAGTCCTTGGACGAAACCTTGGTAGTTATCTGCAAGCACTCCTAATATATTATGATAGCTTCCTAAGAATGCGTGTAATGCATCTTCTTCTGACCTGAAGTTAGGTATTTCATTCTTTATATCTTTATCAGATACTTCACCAGGAGTAGTAGGTTCTTCCATCTGTAATTGAGCTCCTCCTGCTCCAGCTCCTACGTTCATTGATTTTTCAGCATCCTTAGCGGCTGCTTCTTCTTGTTTGGTCTTTTCAGCAAGACCTCTTCCTTTTTCCATATCATTCTCTCTGGCTTTCTTTACTAAGAATTCCATACCTTTCTTAATTACATTAAGAGTCTTATCTATAGATTTCTTAGCATTAGTTCCTCCAGTACGCATAGTTTTAGTAAGAAGCGAACTTCCTTCTGTACCTCTTCCAAGATAATTAAATACTTGCGTACAGTAATCACTGGCTTCTTTCTCTTTACTTTGTCCTCTTATCCAAGCAACAAATTTATCTCTTTCATTTGCTTCAAATGTAATTTCAACTGGGTCAAATCCTTTAAGTAATGTTTCCACTATTGTGGCAGAACTGTTATTACTTTTTAAGAATCTGTTTAATTTATTCTTATTCCCAAGTCCAAACATATTAGACCCTCCGTCTGCTAATGCAGAGAAAGGAAGCATAGCTC